CATTTACAGCATTCTTACATTGGGTTTGAAATCCACGAGAAGAAGTAAAGCCAGCTTCAGTTAAAGCTACCTCATTAAATCTAGCTAGAACTTCGTTTGTAAGACCTAAGTAATTATATGCCATTATGTTTCCTTAAGATAGCCTAAAGGGGCCACCCGAAAGCAGCCCCAAAGAAGTTTTACTTATGCAAGTGTGTCACGATCTACTTCATCAGCAGTAGTGTCACCCATGTCTGTGCAATCCATCAAGACAGCCCATACACGGAACTTACCTGAAG